TACGGGTTGACATTCATCGCTCGGAAGAATTTCTGGACGCCACTGACGCCATGCAACTGACCGGCCAAGAGTTGCCGGTTCATATTGGCGATCGAACCCGCGATCTCGCCAGCCGTCGCACCAACTTTCGCGCCGGCGCCTTCCCAAATCTCGAGCGATTGGGCTGACACCCCGATTTGTTTCGAAAGGTACGTGGTTTGCGTGGTGATGGCCGCCATCTTTTTGGAGAACTCGGTAATTCCGAGCCCGCCAGTGAATAGGGCGGCGATGCCAAGCAGCTTTCCCTGTAGACTGCCGAATGCCTTAAGCATATCGCCTGCGCCTTCAGAAACCTCCTTCGATCCCTCCCTGGCTGCCTTCTTTGTCTTATCGAGAGCTTCGGCCGCCTTCCTTTGACCGGCCTGGAAATCTTTCGGATCAAGACCGAGCGTGACAATGAGTTCGTCGACAATCGTCGGCATTTCTACCTCACTTGTCGGCGTCGCGCTTCGACAGGTACCGGTGCGCCGCAGCCTTGTTGTGCGCGTCGACGCTCACGACCTCGAGGAGAAAATACAGATCCTCCGTCGAATAGATCGTCTCGCATTCGTGCAGCGTGGCCTTGCCCGACGAGATCACGTTTCCGATGAGACGGGGGACGTTAGGGTACTCAAGGAGACCCGGGATTTCGCCAATGTCGCCGACGCCGAGGTCAACCACGACTGGACGCCGGCCAGCGTAAAAGACGCGTGCAGTTGCAGCACCTCGCGCCTGATCAGGTACACTGTCTCGATATCCTCGATGTCGGTGTCAAACTGGATCGGTACCGCCGTGCTCGGATTGCGCGGGTCTCGAATGCTGCTGACGCACCCCATCAGCTCGTCGAGCAACGGATCGAGTTCTTCGTATTTTGCCATCGCCAGCATGTTGATGCCGGCGGCCACGAGACCGACAATGCCCCGGCTGGCGTAATCGGCGCCAATATCGATGCCGGAATGCGCCAACGCGAGGAATGCTCGATCCGCCCACCTCGCAGCCTTCAACGCGGGCATTTCGGTGATCAGGAAGTGTTTCCCCGTATCTCGCCCGTCATTGATTATGACGACTTTGGTCTTTCTCACTGGTACGCCTCTTTACTGGATCACACGTTGGCGGGCAGCACTGTCTCCCAGACGATGCCAAAGCGCCGGGGCTGCAAGACTTTCGCCGCGTCAGCCATTGGCTTGTAACGGGTCAGGGTTCCGTTCGAGCAGGTCCATTTCTTGTTGAGTGACGGGAATACCACCGACATCTGCGCGAAGTAGACATCCTGCAGCACCTTGGACGCTGCGGCCCACTGGTCGAAGATCGCGTTCGATATCGAATCCGCCTGCAGTGCGATCGACATCGGCACCGGCATGTTGACGAAACCAGCCGAAAGCTTCCCATCGACGCCCATGACAGGTTCAGTGACCTGGATATCCTCGGTCGAGAAGATATCGTCCGCCGCGAAGCCCTGCAGTTGCTGCGGCGCCGGAAAGAGGCTCGTGATCGAGAGCATCAATACGGCATTGGCCGAAGTGATCGAACCCATTGTGAATGTCTCCTTGTTAGGCGGCCAACTGATCCGGGACGCATCCCGTCAAGTCCGGCATGTCCGGCCACCAGCGATTGGATTTCGACTGGTTCTCATAAGATGGAATGATGCGAAGGTTGGCCTCGCAGTGAAGGCCGCACACCCACGGAGACTGTAATGGGACGATGTGATCGACGTGATGCTCGACGCCGGTCAGTTCGGTGAGGCGGACGGCTTCGGCGTAGATGGCGAGCATGGCCTTGCGATTTGCCCAAGCCGGCGTGGCCTGCTTTTCGGCGGCGCGTCGCATGGAACGTCGCAGCCGGTTCAGGTCTGGACGTTCCTTTGCCGCCGCGCGCGATCTTGCACGCATCGCTTCGATATTCTCAGCGTAGTACCGCCTATTGGCTGCGGACATCTTGGCTTTGTTTTTCGCGCGCCATTCTCTTGACTTAGCCCGCATCGATTCCGCATCTGCATCGTACCGGCGCTTGTTGTAAGCGGACGAATGGTCTCGATTCCTGGCTGCCCAGGCGCGATGAGATGCGCGCTCGCATTCACGACATTCTGGGCGACGGCGCATCTTTGACCTACCCGAGGTGCGAAATTCGGATAGGTCCTTTTCTTCGTTGCATTTTGCGCAGGTCTTCACAGCTACTGAACATTGATCGATGTCAGATTTATTTTCTGAACGCTTTGGCCGTCACAATACCAGAATGTGATCGGCGGACTTCCGCGCGCGGCCCGTACTTGTGGGTTCGCATCGAGACATTGGAAATACCAACCTTGTTGCTGCAGCGTGTCGCTGATCTTCACGCCGGCCGCCGAGTTGACCTGCGCGATCTGGGATTGCGAGAGTGTCACGCCAGGTCGAAACGCTCCAAAGTTGAGGCCCTGATTGATCACGTCGAGGCAGGCCGCCTCGATCATGGCGTAGCCGGCCGCGTTGTAGGGAATCGACTTCGCAGAGGTGAGGAGCACCATCAGCGCAAGCTGCAGCTGGTTGTTGAGCCAAATCTCGTTGATGTAGCTGTCCATCCAGAGGAATGGGCCGGACACCGATCCCGGATACAGGAACACGAATTGGTCGTTCGCGGTCGCGTATGCGCCATAGAAGTTATAGCCGTTGGCGATCAGGTTTTGCGCGGCTGACGCATTGGTGCAGGTCGCGGCAAGGCCGGACTGGCTCTTGAAGGCGAAGGTGATGCGGCCATTGTGTTCGTTGAAGTCGATCGAGGCCCCGGCGCCGCAGACATAGGCTGCGTGCGTGAAATCGACCGTATTTACGACGTCGCTGCCGATCAGGCAGGTCCCGGAATAGTTGTTGCCGAGCGTGCCGATTAGATAGCCGAGGCTGGCAGTTGCAGGAACAACAGTTGAGGCCGAATCGTCAGTGTCCCAGCAGACATACGCGTAGCGATTGTTCTTGCTATTGGTCCACGCTGCGAAAGCCAGCTTGTTGACGTTGCCACTGACATCCGGATCGAAGATCGTCATGAACGTGGCCCAGTCCTGGGTGACATTGACGATGCCATCCATGAACGGCCCGGGTTCGGCTGCGGCAGCGCCTTGCGAGATCAGCGCACCAGTTGCTTGAGTGAGTTTCAGATTGGTGGCCAGGGCGTTGGTGGTCGCGAACGATAGCGTGGAGCTGGCGCCGGTCGCCGTATTCGTGAAGACGAATGCTCCTGAAACCGAGTCGAACGCCACGGTGAACCCGGGCGACGTGAACGCGGTCTGGATAATCGTCGCGGCGTTGGAGAACGACGTTGCCGCGGAAAGGTCGATCGACGACGACGTTTTCGGCGTACCTCCAACGCTGATAGTGAGGGTGCCAGCCGGGAAAGCCTTCAGCGTGGCCAGCGGCACGCCGGCGAGCGACCCGCCGCGGAGAAATGCCGCCACGTCGGCGGTGTTGTACTGCGCGTAGTAGACCTTCGACGGTTTCACGTTCGAATTGTTGAAGCCGAGAAAGTAGTTGATCGCGGCCTTGTATTCGTCCGACGACAGCCCGAAGTAGGCGCCCACGTCCGCATCATCAGCGAACGGCTGGACCACGCCGATCGGTACGCGCGGGCTGGTGGTGAGGATGACACCGACGATGTCGAGCGCCTGTCCACCGGCAGCAAGAACGTTCGGCGTAACCTGAACGATTTGGGAGGCGGGAATCGTGGTCATCTATGCTTCCTCATGGTGGGTAGCTGGCATCGACGTTGATGACGCCGACGACTGCGGTGTCGGCGAATTGCTGTGGCACTCCGACGGCCGCGTCGACCTGCAAGCAGGCTTCGACGATCCAGCGGTCCTCGTACTGGTTCTCGCCGTTGATGAATGCCATCTGCCTGGGGTCGTCGGCGTGCAGCGGGACGACAAGATCGTCTAGCGCCGCGAATGCGCTCACGGCGTATGCGTCTCGAAACAATGTTGAAATCGTCTGCGCGTTGTCGGCCGAGGCTGGGCCGTGGATATCGAGCTGGAATACCAGCTTTGTGGGCTGCAGAATATTCTGCACGCCGTCGGCCATGACACGCTGCGACAGGTCCTGTGAAGGCGAGACTATGTAAGTACCAGGTCCGCCCGACCCATTGCCCAGTGCGATGACCTGAGTGCCCGGCGCGACGCCGGTGCCGAAGACGTAGCGGCCAATAACGATGGCGCCGAAATCGACTTCGTCGACCGTCATGGTGTCGCCAACGATCGATCCAACAAAACGTGCATCGGCATAAGTGTCGATGTTGGTCTCGATCCTCTCGCGGCGGATCGCCGTTATGATGACGAAGTCGTTTGTCTCCGGCTCAGGAACGCGATTGTCCTGACCCTCTATGACCTCGGTTCCGTCAGGCAGGATGGACAGCAGAAACGACCGCAGAGCGACTTGTACCCGCGACTGAGCCGGCGCGACGGTCAGATTCACCGGTTGAAATCCATGTCGGGGCTCTCAGTTCTGCAGCGTGATCGCGATTTTGCACCAATCGGGCCACTGCTCGAGGACTAGCGCGCAAAGCCAGGTGTCGCCTTCCGGTAGCGTGCCAGGCGCGAAGGTGATCAGGTCGCCCCCCTTACCGGCAACGCGGATCACGCCGGCGACGAAGCCGTTGGTGTAGATGGCTCGCCGTGTGCCTTGGATGTTGAGACCGTCGAGTTGGGTCAGGTCGCGGAACGTCAGAG